TCCCACATTATTTGCCATTAACTGTATGACATTTCAAACATGTAATAAAGACTTGGTCATTAAACTCTGGAGTAATAGCCAAAGGTTCATTGCAAAGATTGCAAGGGATAACAATATCTTGCGGTTCTTCGAACTCTCCGCCCATGACGGTTGCTGCACCATCATCAAATATTATCATTTCACCCATAGTTATGCCCTAACTTTCTGTGGCCGCCATGCTCCATTTGGTCCTATTTCATACCAAATAACTTCTTCATCCTTAGGGCATCTATCTATTTCACCATTAGCAGAGTGTGGACACTTGAAATGTCCCCAAGGTTTTCCAGCCTTTGTAGTTCCATGCTTCCAATACATCTCACCATGTCGGCAGCGCGGAGCATCTTTATCTGTTGTACCACCAATGATGTCTTTAACAACAGAAACCGCTTCAGCAGACGTCTTAGGCATTTCGACCGCTTTTATTGTCCAAGGGTCATCTTCTTTTTCAACTGGAATGTATTGTTTTGGCTCTTCAATTTGTGCTTTAGTGGCAGAAATCATTTCTTCGCGGCTAGGCCTTTTTCCATTTCCACCCTTAACTTTCGCAGAATAACCTGCGTTAGCCAATGCGCGACCGAGACTGCTTGTCTCACATATTTCCAAAGCAGATGAAGCAAGCATCCCACGGTCTGCGATTGTTTCTGATGCAAGGCCCGTCGCCCAAGGATGTGCATCAGCGTGAGTTCGATAGATACTAGCAAACACAACAAACCGAGTGCTGGTGCTTTCAAGCAATTCAGTATAAATACGACCATCTTCATTCTCCTTCCAAAACTTTTCCAAACGAACTTCTACTGGCTCGTAATCATCAATGTTAAACATATAAATCATCCTCATCTGTTTTGAGTTCACACGCAATGGCAAGGTATGCGCAAGCGTCTATATAATGGTCAATAATGTGGGGACTTTCTTGGATTCGGCTGAGTTTGACTTCAACCATTGCCAGGCAAGCCTCGTAGTCTGCGATTGGAAAACTAAATAGACAGGATAACCTTGCAGCGATGCGACCTTGATTGATTTTTGGAGAACCGTAGTCGTTTTGACGAGCCTGCATAATGTCTGTGGCACTTTGTAATACCTCGCTGGCCTTCATTATTCTTTCCAGAATTCTGAGCGCGATACGGCGCGTCCACGTGTGTATCCTTCACGGATTCCGTCTTTGTGACCTGTCCAATACCAGACAAAGTTTGTCATTAAAAATGCAATAAAGATTCCAATAAAGAATAAAGAATTCATCGAGCGCTCCAAGTCAGAGTCTCGTAATTAGTGATAATTACCCATTGGCCCATATTGTCATCAAATAACACTGCCAATTCTTCGTCAAAAGCCTGGAGAATAGTGCGTGCTGCCATGAGATTTGCGTAGTTATCAAACCAGTAGATGTAACGCATAGAGTAATCAACTTTGCCTTCAAAGCGTCCGTCTTGCGCTTCCCAACCACTGCCTTTGAACTGCATAGATGTTTCGGTGAGGTTTTCAAAATCCTCTGACATGTCCATATAAACTGCTTTCATTGCGCCCATTTGTTGCCCCTTTTCCCAATTCGTTCGATTGGTTATGGCATTAGTGTTGCATGAAATTAAGCCGAGTCAAGCCTATTTTGATAACGAAATGATAACGATTCTATTTCGTCAACGCAGTCATCAATTGTCCGTTTTATGTCTATATTTAGGTCATCCATAGCGCTTACCCTCAACAACGAATGAGCCGTCACGCTCAACAGGCACTGTTACAGGGGTAACGCGTTCCCTTTCTACGTACATGATTCCAAAACCTTTTTGCCAGTTCTGTGTGCCTGACGTGTACGCCATTCCCTTTGAGCCTTCAGCAGTTAAATGACCTACTTCGAATCCCCATAGAGTACGTCCTAATTTGCCTCCTGAGGCCTCTGTAAAGGCTGATATGCCCTGTCTGTGAGTGTGTCCACACACCACGCTCTTGCCATGTCTCCTAGCCGCTTCTAGGGCCGTTAAACCGCCTTGTGGTTTGATTGCCTGCTGGTCTCCGTGGACCATAATCCAATTTTTATTTATCTGATATGGCTGAGAATGAAAATTTACACCAATATCATTAAGACGCAAGAAGTTTTCGTACTTTAGTTCAGGCAATCCGAGCAACGCAGGGAGTCTGGTACTGATGGAATCGTATAATCTGGCTTGGTGGTTCGACCTGACAAGTTGTGTAACCCCAAGCGACCAAAGAACTTCCACGCAAGTATCTCTATGACGTCCAATATCATCGAGGTATTCTTGCGGCTTACCACGGTTGAACTTCCCCAGCATGGGCAAATCGAGTTCGTCTCCGACGCATAATACTTCATCTGGTTTCCACTTCTTAATAAAAGCCGCTATGTTTGCAGTTGCTTTCAAATCATGAAAAGGAACTTGCAAATCTGAAATTACGACGTAACGCTTAATCGTCATCCTCATCTTCATACCAGTCAGGCTCTGGGATGTTAGGATTTATGGGAGTAGGCAATATCCAATTAGGATAAGCCTGGGGTTCAACAATGATGGCAAGCGCCAAATCAACCGTGAAGCCAGCGCGACGAAGTGACCGATACATTTCCTGTATGCCAATCGCCCAAGCGTCTAATGCGGAATAGCCCTCATCCACAAACTTCTTAGTTGCTTTTCTTGCCATGTGTTAAGTGTCACCTCTCCAGTAAAGAAATGATTGTTTCGACACGCCCTTCAAGCCGATTCAGTCTGTCATTCATAGAACTTCCACCGTTAGGTTTTAGTTCATTTAGGTAATGCTTTACTAACCAGCGAATAGAACCTGCAAAGCCAGTAACAATTGTGATGGTTGCAACCGCAAGAGCCGCCCAGTTAAGGGCCGACATTAGTTCTTAATGCCTAAACCTGAGTCGTTAGGATTCAACCAACGAATAATTGGAGGCAAGCAGGCAGATAGTCCAGCAGCAATTAACGCTTTTGGCTCTGTTACTCCTGCTGCTGCAAGGGATAGAACTGCAACGAGAAATGCTCTAGCCCATGAGCCTGCTGCTGTCTTTAGGTCATTTATCATTTCATTCTCCTAGCATCGGTATTTTGAAGGAACTAGCGTCTGCATCGCCCTTTTTAGTAAAACTGACATGGAAATGATGATTATGAGGAGAGATTCCCTTATATTTTGTCCAACGGAAAAGGGTTCTTCTTGATGCGATTTTTCCCAGGTGTATGACGTAGGCAATTCTTGCATCACTCTTGGCGCACTCACGTATTTGGTCGGCAAGATAAGCACTTGTATTGGGTGATGTGTCGAGATTCGCGTCCACATCAATAGCCCTGACGTAGCCGTCAACCGTATCTGGCAGGTGGTCACTACTACCTGCTCGTTGATGCCTAGCGTCACCTATCCAACCATCTGACTTTTTATCACGGTCTGGAAACGAATCATCAATCTGCTCTCGAAGTTGTTGCCCTGCTTTACAGAGTATTGGCTTCACTTTGAGCAATCATTTCATCATAGGTTGATTTCAGCATTGAAGTATATTCTCCGTTGCCTCGGTCAATAATGGCGTGAGTTGTAATTGCGCCATCTACAGGGCTTGCAATTTCTACAAAAGATACATTATCCATTTTTATAACTCCGCACTTAATCCGAAATATGGGCTACCACTATTATTACCGCGCAAGTAAAATATTCTACCTGTCGTTGCACCTGAAACGGTTACTGTTAATCCGATAAGGACTGGACTAGATAAATTAGAGTCCACAGTGATGTTTGAGGTCGTTATATTTGCACCATTTGAGTAATCTATGGAAACCATATTTGAGTATTCTAGTGATGTTGGAATTACTCGCATTGTAGTAGGTGGTACTACAAAACCTGTTCCAGCAGTTGTACTGTAAAAATAATTGCCAAAAGATGCAGATGCAAGCGCACCGCTTAAACGATAGTAATATCTTTGGCAAGCAGCCAATTCACCTTGAATAGTTCCACCAGCGCGGCTAAAGGTTGTGGCAGTTGAGCCTAGTTCTAGTTGCACACCAGTTATTTCAAAGTAATCGTTAGTGCCAGCAGTTCCAACTGGTGTTGTGCTGAAATAAACTGCCAATTCTGTTGATGTAGTAGGAATAGTTGTTGTTAAACTAAAACGCTGATAAGAAGTTGTTAAGGTAGCGGTTGCACTACTTACAACAGAACCACCAGTCATCCCAAAGACATTTTGGTCAATTCCTGTTCCCTGATATAAAGCGTAACTTAATGCTCCAGATGCGGCAGAATAATTTGCTCCAGCCTTAGCATAAAAAGAAAAAGTTACTGTTTTACCAGCCAAAGGATAAGACATATTAGACTCAAGATTTTGTGTAACTTGAGTTACTACCGTTGAAGTGTTTCCGCTATCGCGAGCAACGCGCATCCCGTATCTAAAAGCAGTTAATCCAGATGCTTGTTGTGAAACTGTGCGCCCAGCATTTCCAATATAAACCTGCCAGCGGTCTGCTGCGAAAGTGCTAGAAGATGCGGCTGTTAAACTAGCAAATGATGTGCCTCTTTGCCATATATCCATACCGCCATTGATTAGGAAATTTTTACCACCTGCTACTGAGAGTGTGCTGCTTGTAAGCAGGTTAATCGTGCCGTTTGTATCATTAACATCGGATGCAGAATAGACATCTCCGTTAGCGTAAGTAACTTTCATTGGCCAGCCTGTTGCCATTAGCACACCTCTTTCATAGGGTCAATTCTAGTACATAACATCGAGTAAAGGTTCTTGGGTCGCAAGTGTAGTTGTCCAAGTATTAGGGGTGATGTTGTGAGCAATTCCCTGCACTTGGAGTTTTTTATTAATACTTGACCCACCAGGTTGAACATTGGTGATATCTACTGTGTCAAAGAAGTCCAGGTTTAGGGCTGCTGTAACCCCAGCAGTATAGGACGGAGTTATCAAATCAAGGCTGATTGTTTCAATACGGATAGAAGTTTCTTTGCGGCTATCCACATAAGCAGTTGCAAGACTTAAAGCATTGGCATCTGTCTGCATAAGCATATCGGTTGCTGTAACTGAGCGTGTAAAGTATTGGGCAATAGATGTGGCATCTGAGTTAGTCTGTGCTGTGCCACCAATACGAGTCACCGTACATTTATTCACAATGGTTTTATCGTCAAGGGCAAAGGTAATTCCTGCGTAATTAATGCCTGTGCCATCTTGGTTAAATATCGTTGGTGATGCGCTTTGTGCGTCATAGACAAACTGACGGCCTTTGAAGGTTGCCACACCATTAGCATCGATGTAGAACGCGCCTTGCTCTGTGAACTCAGCAGTCTGGATGGCTTCAAGAACTGTGCGTTGAGTGCCAGGGTCGGCAACACAGGTTGTTGCACCTGTTCCAATGCTAGTAAATGCAGGCGGCCATGAAATCATTGAAAGAATTGACTGAACGCGTTGTGCAGTTGTTTGACCCGCCGTGCCACCTGTAACAGTTGTAACATTTGAGTTATACATTAAGCGGAAAGCGTCAGAACAAATAAAATCAACGTAACCTGTTTCCTGGCCTTTAGGATATGTGTATCTGTATTCTTGGATGTAACCGCCAAAGAGTCCATACGTCACACCATTGTAAATAGCAGATGCCTGAATCTTTCTTAGCGGTTGAGTCAGTCCAAAATACGGACTTGAAACATTCTGGGGATTCCACAAAGAATCTGGGTCGATAACTCTAATTGTTGCTGTGCCTGACTCGTAATTGTCTTGCAAAAGATTGCGACCTCTGCGAGTAGATATGCTTAAAGTTGTTGTTGAAACATCGACAATGACTGGAACGGATGAAGCAAGTTCAGCAAAACCAAGTTGTGATGTGCCAAGAATAAAAGGATTGCCAAAAGAAGCGCCGCCACTTAGATTAATTTTCACGGAGATTGTTGCTGGTAACGCCATTATCTAAACGCAGTCGTGTAGGAGATAGGTGTTCCAGAAGCCTGGTTATTGTAAATACCCTGAGTAATTGCTGATACTAAATCGCGCTCTGTTGAAACTGAACCTGCAACATTGACCACAATGTTAGTTGTAGCCGCTTCTGCTGCTCTAAAAGTACCTGCTCCAAATGGCATGCTTAAAACTGAGCCTGGCAATCCACCAGATACTGCGTTGGGGTCATTGCTCTGGAAAACAGATGTGCTTGCTGTTGCGGCAGCATTGATTCCTAGAATCTCCATAAGTTTTGCTTGCTCAGCCGCAATCTTATCTAGCAACGCTCTAATAGATGCAAGAATGGCTTGACGAAATGCTTCCATTGCATCTGTTGTCTGATTAGCCTTCATGATTTGACCTGCAAGTGCAGCGTTCTGGTCTTTGATAGCAATGAGAGATAAAAGGCGCATTTTTGTTTCGCCATCGGTTGCTTGATTCATGGCAGCAAATAAGCCGATGCGCTCTACATCAAACTTCTTTTCTAGTTCCTGAAGGGCTAACTGGTCACCTGTAAGAACTAACTTTCGAGCAGTATTATCGTTATCAATCTTTTTAAGTTTGTTGCCTGTATCAAGAACCTTGTTTTGCTTTTCAAGTGCCAAACGTTGTTTTTTACCAAGTGCGTTTTCTGTTTGACCAGAAATAGACATGCCTTGCTTAACTGTTCCGCCTGCATATTCACCGCGAGCAAATGCAGCCTTCTTTAGATTTTGTCCACCCTTTGCAAGTATAAAACCAAGAGCGGCAACTGCTGCAACAACTGGAGCAAAAGCAACTAAAAGTGCCGCGCCAACAATTAGAATGACAGGCTTTAGTGCTTCAAACTGCTTAATCATATAGGCTATGTTTTTAGTGCCATCAGCAATGCCTTTAGAAATTTTATCAACAGTGCCAACCGCGTTATCTACGCTTCCATTGCCGCCTGTCAGAATGGCAAGTGCTTCAACTAAACCTTTGCCAATTGCTTCTTTAGCGTTGTTGCTTGCAATGGTTAATTTGTTGAGAGAACCCTGGAACGAGTCAGCAGCATCTTTAGCCTGACCAGCAAATAGTGTTGTAAGTTTTGTTTGTATATCTATAAATGAACTGCTACTTAGTTCTGCTTTAGTAAGTCCAACACCTAAACGACCAAGTGAGGCATTATTGCCTAAGAAGGCCTTTTGTAATCCCTGAGAAACTGCTGTGAGGTCTTTGCCTGTTCCAGCACTAATATCTAATGCAAGTGCTAATAATTCCTGTGACTTAGTAATTGACCCCGTGGCGCGCAACAACCTGTCCATGGCAGGACGGAGTTCATCATCAAGAACGCCTGTCTGTTGTTCAAGGCGTGAAATGTAACCATTTAGTTCTGAACCTGCATAGCGAGTATTTAGCCCAAGGTTTTCTAATGTCTTTGCTAAAGAACGTGCTGCATTGTCATCTTCTGCAAATGCCTTGACGGATGCTTTGCCAAACTTAACAATGGCGGCAGTTCCCAGTGCAAGGCCAAGTGAACGTGCAAGATTTTTAACTTGACGTTGCAGTTTCTGTGTAGATGTTTCAGCCTGCTTGAAAGCCTTAGAGCCTGTGAACTCTGAAGCAATCTGAATGGCTATCTTGGAAACGTCCATTATGCTGCTCTCTTTACATCTACAATTGAAGTGCGCTTATTAAATTTAGCAGTAACATTTTCCACTGCCTTAAAATATGCAGCAATAACTTTACCGTTTGTTTCATCCCAAGCACGATAGATTAAACGACCACGCTTATCACCAATGCCAGATGTTTTCTTTACTCCATAGATAGGACCAAGGTTCTTAACAAACTGCTTGCCTGCATCTGGATTAGTAGAATGTGAATAACGCTTTTGTGCAACATTCTTCCCAGGACCAACCCAAGGTTGATAACCTGGCGGCTTGCGACCAGCAGTTTCAACAATTGCACCCAGAGCAGATTTGTTTTCAATCGCTGCTAGTGCAGTAAATCCCTTGCTGTTAGCACGGCTTGGGCTAGTTTTGTAACTGATTCCCTTGCGAATGACGGTTGCATCATACATAGGGAACTTTGCTTCAGAGAATGAACGACGTTGCCATCCACTCATGATGCTTGACTCACTTGGAATAAAGCCGCGTGCGCGTGAAACAACAGGCTTCAATGCAGCAGCAACTTCACGACGAAGTTCAGTTGCTAAATCAGGTGCGTAATCTCTTAATGCTTTACGAAGAGCCAGAGCGCCTACGACTTCTGTTGGCATCTCTAATCTCCTTTGCTTCGTCCTGTAGAACTTTTATCAAGTTCTTTAGCATTACTTCATCTAGTTCTAATAATTGTTGTGGCGAGATTCCTATCCTCACGCTTAATTTAGCAATGAGGTAGGTGACGGAATCTCGCCCTAGTTCGGGGATTCGTCATCAAGAACTTCAACATTTGCTAAAGTTTCAATGAACTTTTCTCCGAACATTGGAACGGTTTCACCAGACCTGCGAATACATTCCCAACTAAGCCAAAAAATATCGCTTTGCTTCTGGTCTTCAATAAACGCTTTATGAAAGCCCTTCTTAGCGTAAATCTCAAAACCATATTGCACCAATGGAGTGATTGGATATTCTCCAACTGTTCCATCTGCCCTTGTAACTTTTAACTTAATCATTTTTGCCCCTTAGTTAGTTGTTTAGAAAGTACCTGTTGTTGCAACTGCAACTGTTGAATTACAGTTAAAGGACAGACTCTGCATACTTATATCAGCGACAGAACCGTTAATGTCAGTAGTTCCGTTGACAAGCACTGACATTGTGTACAGTGGATTGGTAGCAGAAACTGCTGTTCCCTTTTCCTGAAGTAGAACTAGAGTAACAGTTGTTCCCCATGCAGCCTGTAATGTTGCAAGAACATTTGCTGCTGCTGTGTCGTTTAGGAAATCAATAGTTACAGAAGAAGCCTCTAGGCCCTTCGTAAATTTATGTGAGTTATCCCCCATCGCGCTGATTTCAATTTCATCAAAGTTGCGATTAAGAACGACTGATGTTACGTGGTCAGAAAGGTCAACGGAATTTAACTTGACCCCGACCTTGTTATTTAAGAATATGGCCAATTTTTATTCCTCTTCTTTCTTAGTAGATGCTGGTTTTGGTGCTGCTGTTGTTACCTGCCCGATTTTCTTCAGGAAGGCCTCGTTCTCTTTTTCCCATTCGGACAT